GCCTACTGCGGTGCTGATGTTGATAGGGCGTATGAATGGCTAANCGCCCTNGNCGCCGCCCGCGCCGAGGCNGAGCGGTGGCGCGATGAGAACGAGATGCTTTACCGCCGCATTGAACGCCTGGAAGCCAAAGTTGCCCGCCAGCGTGTCATGCTGACTAGGTTGCAAGCTGCCATTGAGCGACGCGCTACCGGTGATTGGGTTGAGGCTACACGACGGGCTATGGCTGATGAGGTTGTGGAGCGCTATGTGCGCGAGGCTGACGTGGCGCTGGACGAGGCAGAACGGTGGCGGCAGAAGTACGAGGCGCTGCGGGCGGGGGTGGAGCGGGTGATAAAGGACCTGCGCGCAGCTTTCCGGCAAGCCTACGCCACCGCCAGCCCGTATCACGATGGAGCGTCCGAAGCCTATTACGAAGCCGAGCAGATGGTGCGGCGGGTGTTGTCCGAGGTGGGAGGTGGCGACCAGTGAGCCTCCACGTCATTTGCGGCCCGATGCGGAGCGGGAAAACGGCAGAACTGATCCGGTGCGTCCAGCAGGCCAGGGTAGAGGGGCGGGAGGCCAGGGTTTTCGTGCATGAGCTAGGGGTCAACCGGACCGGTCACATCCTGTTCAGCCGCAGTGGCAAGAGTATTGTCGCCAAGCCAGTGCGGTCCCCAGGCGAGGTTTACGGCGCTGATGTGCTTGCCGTCGATGAGGCGCATTTCTGGGACCAATTCCAGGTGCGCTGGCTGGTCGAGTTGTCCCGCGACCACGATGTCATCGTCGCCGGGCTGGACACGAGCTTTCGCGGCGAGCCCTTTGACGGCATGGCCTACCTGTTGGCGCTGGCCGACAGCGTTACTAAGCTGACGGCCGTATGCGCCCGCTGCGGTGCGCCAGCGACCCGCACCCAGCGGCTNATCAACGGGGAGCCTGCGCCGTGGGACAGCCCCGTCATTCTGCCCGGCGGCGACGACGTGTACGAACCACGGTGCGTGGCGTGCCATGAGGTGCCGGGGCGGCCGGGGGCGGGCACAGCATGCTGAGAGCTTTGTTGTTCGGGCTGTTGGCTCTCGTGTTGGTGGCGGAGGCGTTTTGGAATGGACTCCANGCAGCCGCTGTTTGGGAGGACGGACAGCGTAGGGGGCTGNCATGGGCCNTCATTCAAGCCGCGCTGTCCGCTGTCCTTGCGCTCATCTTCTTGTTGGTTGCGCTTTTGGANGCNTTTGAAGCCGGGGGTGCCGTCNGTGGCTGAACTGACTCGCGTCATCGACACCGACCGCGGTCAGTTGCTAGTGACTGTGCAGCGGGTCGCAGACAGGTACGCAACGGTGGGATTGACCGCCGACGACCTGCTCAAAGCNGCGCACGCGCTATTCGAGGCTGCAACGTTCGTCGGAAAGCACCAACTGCGGCGTCCGGAGCCCGAGGCGGCGACGGTGGGCGTTGTGGAGGAAGGGGCGCAAGTAACAGGCTCAGGAGGTGAGCTTTGACAATGAACGTGATGAAGCTGATTGACAGCAACCTGTCATACAGTGAGCGAGAGGTTATCGCCGCACTTGCTAAGTTGTACCCCAACGGCGGCCCTGTGGTGTTGACCAGCATAGCGGACCGTGTTGGGTACAGCCGATCCACAGCTACCAACGCCTTGCGGAAGCTGGCGATGATCGGCATCGTCGAAACCCGCAGCATGGGCATGAAGGGCACATACCTGAAGGTGCTTCAGCCGAAGGTATGGCTGGCGCTGGCGAGAGGACGGAATGAGTGAGGTGAAAAGGTTCCTACCTCCCGGTTGTGGAATTCTAACGATTTAGCCCCAACACCATAACCGGGAGGTAGGAATCCAATGGCACACCTTCGCAAGCGAGGCAACGTTTGGTACGGCATCATCCACATCAGCAAGGGCAAGTATCGCTGGATACGACTCAGCACAGACGAGCGGGAGGCGCGACGCATGTTGCAGCAGCTTGAATCGGCACCGGAAATGCAGCCCAGGAGCGTGTCCCTGTTGGACTACCTGCAGGAGTGGCTTGAGATCTACTGCAAGCCTACCCTGCGCCCCACCACCTACGACAGCTACGAAATGATCGTCCGCTACCACATCGCCAACGACCCGATAGCCAAGGTGCCGTTGGACAAGCTGACGGGCAAGGACATTCAGAAGTACATGGCCCGCAAGCTGGAGACCAACTCCAGCACCACCGTTCACTACCACTACCGCACGTTGCGCCGTGCCCTGACCATCGCCGTGCGCTTGGGTTACTTGAACCACAACCCAGCGGACGCCGCCATCCCGCCGAAAAAGGTNCACGCCGAGCAGCCTGTGTGGACGGTNGACGAAGCGGTGCGCTTTCTCACCGCCATCAAGGACCATCCGATGTTCAGCTTCTACCTCACCGCCCTGCTCACCGGCATGCGCCGTGGTGAACTTCTCGGCCTGACCGTCAGCAACGTGGATCTGGACAACATGCGCCTGTGGGTGTCTCAGACGGTCGTCTACGCCAACAACCGTGTGATTGTCCAGCCCCTGCCCAAGACCAAAGCTGGACGCCGTGTGGTCGCCATCGGCCCCGCCCTTGCCGCCGTCCTTGCCGAACACATCAAGCAGCGCAAGGAGCAGATGCGGAAGAACCCCAATGACCAGGGATTCGTGTGGGCCAACCGCTACGGCGGNCCCATTGACCCCCACAACATCACAGGCAAGCAGTTCCCTTCCCTCTGCNAGCGGGCGGGAGTCCCTAGGATCCCCTTCCACAGCCTGCGCCATACACACATCACGGACCTGATCGCCGCAGGCGTCCCGTTGAAGGTCGCCTCCCACCGGGCTGGTCACAGTTCCGTNGAGGTCACGTCGAATTTTTATGCAAGGGTGTTGCCTGATATGCAACGTGAGGCGGCGCTTGTGGCAGAGCGGCGACTCCTCGGTGGCCTTCAGGCATTTGCAACCTATTTGCAAGGAGGCGCTTCGTGATGGGTTTTCAAGGTGCCCGAAAGCGGCTCTATAAAAGCTGGCAGGGGAGACAGGACTCGAACCTGCAGCCCCCGGTTTTGGAGTTATGTGCTAAAACATGCAAGCTCTTTACGAAGGGCTTTTTCGGGCCTCAAAGGCCCGTTTTTCGCGCCTTCGGAGAGCCATATTTGCAAAACTCATTTGCAGTTCTGGAGGGTGGTGGCCGTTGAAGCGATCGTATAGCCATGTGTATATTTATAAGCTCTACCGAGCATACATGCGGTCCAAGTACGGCCCAGGCCCGTGGGTGGATGTGCCGGAGGAGGACAGGTTCTACAACTGGCGGGCGCGCCATTTTTCGACCAGTGAGCTTCCCTTGGATGTGTTCGTCGGTATCAGCCAAGCCTACAGCGAGGATATCCGCAGGCGCAACCGTAGCAGGAAGTCCTCCGGCTCCCGCAACAGNCGCAGGCGCAAAACGGCAAAACCTTTCAGAATTACCCGCTACCCGATCGACTTCTAAGCCGCGCCGCTATCGCATTAGTGTTGACATGGAGAGGTTTACCTGCTAGCATATACTCAGGCNGCATNGTCTATAACGGCCAGGCATGTGCGCCTGGTCTTTTGTTTTGGGTGATAGCGTTGGCTGAACCGCCGCAGATGCTNCTAGCGAACATCCTCAAAGAGGCCATTGACAAGGCCCGTGTGTTCAGCGACCGCTTTATCGTGCCCGACGACTTCATGCTAGGACACCCAGAGCGNGAGAAGATGATCGTCTACCTCAAGGCTTTGTCCTGGAAGGGCACCGAGAGCGGAGCGGCGGACAGCGCCCGTGTGTCTGTGTGGAAGGTCCGCAACGAATGGCGCAAGCACAAGGAGTTCGTTGAGATGGAGCAGCTCGCCCACGAAGCCTGTACGGACCTTGTGGAAGAGACTGCGCTCATGCTGGGCTACCTCAATGGCGATCAGAGGATGATTGAGCGCGTTCTCAAGGNTCGGCGCGGTGATCGCTACAACGACCGTCAGGAGATTACCGGCAAGGGCGGCGCTCCGATTGAGTTCACCATCAACCTGGGCGGCGTGCCGAGGCCGCAGAGGCTCGAATGATACGGGTGCGGGAGTTTGACCTCTCAACCGTATACGTNCCCACGGAACGCCAGCGGGTGTTCCACTCCTGCCCTGCCGATGTGGTGTTGTACGGCGGGGCTGCTGGCGGCGGCAAGTCCGAAGCCTTGTTGTGGGAGGCNTTCATCCAATGCGTGGAGACTCCCGGCAACAAGGCTTTGCTTTTGCGCCGCACGTTCCCGGANNTNAATCGNTCGCTGATCCAGCGGAGTCTGGAGAAGTTCCCNCGNAGCGTTTGCGAGTGGNGNGCCAGCGAGAAGGCGTGGTACTTCAAGAACGGTTCTGTGTTGGAGTTTGGGTACTGTGAGCGAGAGTCCGACGTCCACAAGTACCAGTCGGCTGAGTACGGCTTCATCGGCTTTGACGAGCTAACCCACTTCACAAAGTACATGTGGACGTACCTGGTCGGCTCCCGTCTTCGCTCCACGGTCCCCGGTGCGTGGCCGAGGGCCAGGGCCGCAAGCAACCCAGGGAACATCGGCCACCTTTGGGTCAAGGAAATGTTCGTGGACAAGGGCCTGCGGGACATCGTTTGGGAGGACGAGACGGGAGTCCGGTACGCTTTCATTCCGGCCAGGGTTCAGGACAACCCCTACCTGCTCAAGAACGACCCGGACTACCTACGCCGCCTGCAGAGCTTGCCCGAAGCGGAGCGCAGGGCGCTGCTCGAAGGCGACTGGAACGTGTTTGCCGGGCAGTATTTCCCCGAGTGGCGTGAGGACATCCACGTCGTCGAGCCTTTTGAAATCCCCCGCTGGTGGAAGCGGTTTCGTAGCTTGGACTACGGCCTGGACTGCACGGCCTGTTACTGGTGGGCGGTTTCGCCGGAGGGCAAGCTCTACGTCTACCGTGAGCTTTACAGACCCAACCTGACGCTCACGGAGGCTGCTGAGATCATCCTCAGCATGACGCCAAAAGATGAGATTATCAGCTACACCGTGGCCTCCCCCGACCTGTGGAACCGCCGTCAGGATCGGGGCATTTCCGGTGCAGAGATCATGGCCCAGGCCGGACTGAAAGGTTTGGTCCCGGCTGACGACCGTAGGGTTCCAGGCTGGCGGGCGTTGCGGGAGGCGCTCAAGCCCTACGACGACCTGAACAGCGAGCCTGACCCCGTGACGGGGCAGCCTCGCAAGACGGCCCGCCTGCAGATATTCCGCAACTGCTACGAACTTATCCGCACCCTCCCTGCTCTCGTCCACGACGAGAACGACCCGGAGGATGTGGCAGATGAGTGCGAGGACCACGGCCCGGAGGCCATTCGGTACGGTATCATGTCCCGCCCGCCGAAGACGGTGAGCCCGCTCGAGNTGTACGAGCGCAGGCGCAGGCGGGAAAGGCTTACACGACCTGTGGTGAGTTCCATCACGGGNTATTGAGGGAGGCGCCGTTGTGACTCAAGAGCAGCTTCAGGCGTTGTGCCAGGAGTGGCAAGCTATCTTGCGTCTGCAGGACTGGGACGTGCGTTGCAAGATTGTCCGGGNGCGCGAGTTAGAGGGTGAGCGCGCTGGCGAGTGTCGGTGGCAACTGGACACCAAACAGGCGCTCATCCGTATCTTGGATCCCATCGACTGGCCGACCGACTGCGAATGGCCGCAGGACATCGAGCAGACGCTCGTCCACGAGTTGCTACACCTCCACATGGCGCCGTTCCAACCCGAACACGGTACGTTGGAGCACGTGACGATGGAACAGGCGATTAAGAGCATCGCGACCGGACTGGTTCGGTTGCGTCGAGCCTGTGGGACAAGAATTGGAGAGGGCGTGACGATTAGCAATGCCGTTCCGCAGTAAAGCACAGCGCCGTAAGTTCTACGCCATGGCGGAGCGGGGCGAGATCCCGCGGGAGACGGTCCGCGAGTGGGAGCGCAAGACCGGCAATCGCAAGTTGCCGGAGCGTGTGAACAAGCGCAAAGGTGGTAAGTAATGGCTTCTCCGCTGGTGCAAGTAGAACAACCGACGTTCCGCCTTCCTGCCGACTTCAACCGCGAGGCGCGCACGGCAGAGCTTGTCACTCGTTTCGCTTACGCCGAGTCGTGGCGCAAGCAATACGACTCGAAAGCGTTGGAGTGGTATAGGCTCTATCGTGGCTGGCGGGAGAAGGCTCAAATTGAGGGGCGTAGCAACCTCCACATCCCCAAGACCTACGAGTACCTGGACTCTATCCGGGCGAGGATTGTCAAGTCGTTCTTCTCTACACGCCCGTACCTGGAGTTCATCCCTCGCCCGTTTGTGGGCGCTACGCCGGAAATCATGGCCGAGAACGCAGAGAAGGCTAAGGTCGCCTCCGCTCTTGTTGACGAGCAGTTGGACCGCAACGGTATCAAGCGAAAGTTTTACGACTTCATTACGTCCGTCCTCATCTTCCCCGCCGGGATTATGTCGGTAGGCTGGCGTGTGGAGGACCGGACGGTGCGTATCCCCATCCCTCGCCTTGCCAATCCGATTGACGTGGTGTACAACGGGGCGCAGCCCGAGTTCGTTGTAGAGTACCAGGAGATTTCGGAGCGTGTGTGGGACGACAACGAGATTCAGGTCGTGGATTACTTTGACTTTTGGCCTGATCCGAGAGGATATGACATTGATTCCTGCAGATTTGTTTTTCAGCGGGAGTGGTTGTCAAGAGAGCAAATTGAGCAAAAGCTGGCCGTGCTCGAAGAAGCAGGTCTCGGGCGTGTGTTTCCTATTGACTGGGAGAAGGTCCATTCTGTTTCCAACATCCAGGACGGGCGTTATGAGCGCATGAGCGCCGTAGGACTCGCACCCGAGACTACCGACGGCTTTTGGGCCGACGAGAAGGGTGTACGCATTGGCCTGACCTACGAGGTCCTGCACTATTGGGAAGACCAGCGCTACGCCATGCTCATCAACCGCTGCGAACTGGCATACGAGGGTCAGAACCCGTACTGGAAGCACGGTAAGAAACCCTACGTGGTCGCCAGCTTCGAGCCGTTGCCTAACGAGTTCTACGGCATGAGTGCTGTGGAGATCATCCAGCACTTGCAAGAGGAACTGAACACTCAGCGGAACCAGCGTATTGATAACGCCAGCATGATCCTAAACCGCATGTGGAAGGTGCGGCGTGGAGCCGACATTGACGAGTCGGAGCTTGTCAGCAGGCCACACGGCATTATCTTCGTGGACCAACCGGATGACGTGACGGAGATTTCGTTTTCCGATGTTCCCTCCTCCGCTTACATTGAGGGCAACGTCATTGAAAGAGACATGGAAAACGCTCTCGGCGTGCCGCCCGTGGTGCGTGGTGTAGACCCGACCCGCCAGGAGACGGCTACGGAGGTTGTGACCAAAAGCTCCTCTGCCGGTATTCGGTTTGATGTCAAGATCATGCTCTTTGAGGAGCTAGGCATTAAGCGTCTAGCTATGTTGATGGACCTAAACAACCAGCAGTTCCTTGACCAGAGCAGGGTCGTTCGCCTCTTTGGCGAGGACGCCAGTATGAAGTGGGTGATGGTGGAACCTGGGGATTTAATTGGCGAGCGTGACTACCTGCCCAGCGGTTCCAACGTGGACCCTGCGGCCAACAAGGAGCTGCGCCGCCAGCAGTTGATCCAACTCATGGCGCTGGCGGCTCAGAACCCGTACATCGACCGCTACGAGTTGACAAAGATGCTTATCCAGTCATTCGACGTGAGGAATGTCGAGCGCTTGCTCCTGCCGCGTGAGGTTGTCGAACAGCAGATGGCGCAGATGGCGTTACAGCAGATGTTGCATGAGCAGGTTGTGGCTGGGCGGGTGCCAGAGCGCCAACAGAATTCGGATCGCAGACAGCTGCAGCAGCCGCAACGGCCTGTTCTCTACGGCCCGACAGGGCAGCCGATTTCAGGAGGTAGCGTGCTGTGAGTACTCTGACCACACGGGAAGACGATGAGAAGCTGGCTCGGCTGGCAATGCACGACGGCTGGCCCGTGCTGGCAAGGGTTCTTGATGAGTGGATTCGACGGGAGGCCAATGACCTGGCCTCCCGTAGTTTCAATGACCTGCTCGAAGTCGGGCGCTCTCAAGGGCGCATGAAGGCTTTTGAGCAGGTCAAACAATTCGTCGAGCGCAGGCTCGACAGGATTAAGGAGGGCTAACATGCCTGACAACGTGCAGCACATTTTCGGCTTGAGCGATGAGGACGTTGCTGGGGTCCCCGAGACGGGAGACGCCCCACATACGCCCGAGACTCAGCCGGACCAGGCCCCGGAGACTGTGGACCCACAGCCGCAGGACGGCCCCGATAAGGGACACCCGGACACGGATGTGGGGGCACAGCAGCAGGGACACCCTGGGCAGAAGCTGTGGGCAGGCAAGTACCAGACCCCGGAGGACCTGGAGCGCAGTTACGAGGAGCTTCAGCGCAAGCTCGGGGAGCAGGGCCAGCAGCTTGGTACGTTGCAGCAGCAGTACCAGCAGCTTTTGGCCTACCTCCAGCAGACGCAGGCGGTGCAGGGCTATCAGCAGCCCGTCGCACAGCAGCCTGCACAGAAGCTCCGAGAGCCTGAGCCCGCCATGAGCCCTGACGAGTTCCTGAACAAGCTGGAATCCGAAGGGCCGAAGGTCGTGGAGCAGCTTGCGGAGCGTGTGGCGCGGAGGCTCCTTGAGCAGGAGGGCCAGGTGATTGGTCAGGCGTTGGGCCAGCTTCTCGGCCCAATGTACCAGCATTACATGCAGGCCCAGCTTCGGGAGCACTTCCAGGGGCAAATCAANTCGCTCAAGTCCAAGTACCAGGACTTTGACGAGTACCGGCGAGACATGTTCGAAGTCGTCAAGGAGCAGCCTGCGCTTTTGATGCAGTCTGGCGGTCTTGAGCTTGCGTACCTGGCCGCTAAGGCCCGCAAGGCGCAGACCGTCCAGCAGCAGGTGCCGCAGACTGCGGCGATTCAGCAAGCGATGAACACTGTGAAGAAGGCCGCTCAGATGCCTGCTCCCACGGCTGGGAACGCCAGCAGGCAACAGGCGCAACCCAGCCCGGAGGAGGTCATCAAGCGGCAGATTTTCGGCGACCCAGGGCAACCACAAGGAATCTTCGGCTAAGGCGGAGCGTCAAACAGAAACAGCAACCACACAGGCCAAACGACTTGTGGGGTTTTGTTGCGCTCCGCTAAGGCCACAGAACTTAAGCGGAGGTGCAACTGAACAATGGCTGGTGAGTTCGATTACGGACTTTCCACCCCTGCGTCCAACTCTCCCGTTACCACTTTCGGGATTGACCGTGACCGCAGGGACATTGACGTTTCCAAGGAGATCGCACGCCTCATCCCTGATGCGAACCCGTTCCTGGTCATCCTCATGCGGGCAAGGAAGCGCCCCACCAGGACGGCGGAGTTCTACTGGTACGACTCTGAGCCGGGTGCATGGTGGACCCAGGCGGACGGCNNTGTGNATGANAGCGCGANNCAGATCGTCGTGGACGACCCCACTATCTTCCGGGCCAGGGACATCATCAAGGT